TTTGCGTAAGCGGCCCAAACACTTTTCAACCAACGCGCGGATTGGTTAACCGCATAGGAACGGTTGAAAAGTGATATACTACTTCAGGCATACACTATAGAAACTTGTGACCCAGGTAAAAATCCAAACCTTAGCAAGATGCGAACATCTTACAAGGGTTTGTATATAAAACCCTGGATCTAACAAGTAGATACAGTGTAAGATGCTAAGCATCTCGCCTAGGTATGGACACAGGCATGTCCATGCCCCCGCTCGGCCACCGAGCGGTATTCTAATCGATTGTCTACGATTTCTTACGTCTAGTTTGCTTCATAGAAGAAGGTTCTGGTGTTTTCTGTACATAGAGTCCACCACGACTCTAACATATATATAAATTATGTAATAGTTTATGAATCTGACCCAAAATTCACTCTCTATGCTGCAACAGGATCGGTATACGAGTACATAATTGGTGCACCCGTAAACATACCAAGTTGGAAATCCTCTGCAATTGAAATGTACCTATCAATTCGATAGTCTGCTCCAGGCGTGTTGTCAGGAATATCAACACACAAATCATGAGCGCCTGGCTTAAAGGCAGCATATCGATTAACATTACGTGCGGCTTCAAATCGCTGACCCCCAGTATAATATGGAGTTTCAAATTCCAACACAGGATTATTATAGCAATTTGTGGCATGAGATCCGCCCAAACTAGATTTCTCAGTTTCTTGGATCTCCTTACGTCTATCTCCAACGATAGCTTGATCAGTCTGGTGTGCAGTAGCAGTATTTGCGGACCCAATAAGATTATGACGAGACACACTCATACCAACAGAGCGTGCGGCAGAACCTTGCTGGGTTAGCATATACTTGTGACGAAGACCGCCACGCCTACATGCAAACGCAGGTGTTAGATAATTCAGCAGTGTTTCAGTGCAAAAATTATACCCTGAAGTACCCGCTGTGGAATCAACGCCTAAATCTTCTCCACCCAGTTCCCAACCACGGTAGTAGGGAAAATCTTGAAGATTCAAACTGACAATTCTCATTTGAGATGAAGTACCAGTCTCAGCTGGCCAATATGAATTAAAATAATGATAACGTCTCAACATTTCTCGGAAAGATACAATTCTTTCACCCTGATAAACTAAATACTGATTGTTTTCAGGAATATGTTCACCAGGGGCAAAGGAAGCAACTTCTTCCGTACATGTTGGGGAATTAGAGTTATCCTGAGTATTAGCTAGCGAAGCATCCGGTGCCACCTCAGATTGAGGAACATAAGGAGCTATCTCTGATTGTTGTTGATGGACTGATAGTGTAGATAGATTTTTAGTAGTGGGAACGGCTAGTGCAAAATCATCACCAGCTGCAACCCACACTTGAATCTTAACATCGGCCGCCGTAGTAGACGGAGTTGCAAGTTCATTCACAACATAGACTGATAGCGATCCATTATCCGCGGTACTACCACAAGAAACTGGATTGACATCATCAAAAATGGTAGCTCCGGGAATTCCAGAAATACCAACATTGGCTGCCCAAGCCCTCACATCAGCCCACTTGACTTCATATTCGAAATCTCTATTTTCAGAGATATCAACAATGGTGGAGTAAGTTTGATTAAAGGGAATAGCACCAGTAGGACTAGTCGCAGGGTTATAAACAATCCTGAGACGTCCCCGATGGTATTCAGAGCAAACAACGTTGAAACGGAACTTAATAGAACCTTGCCAAGCGTCAAATGGTGAAGCGCCAAATGCAAGAGCAGTGCTATGAATTTCTGTTACTGGTGCAGCCACAACAGTTCTACCATAAATGGGAGCAACAATCATGGAAGTAAGCATAGTATCAGTAACAGCAGTTTCAGGCCAATCAAATTGCCTGAAATAAGACCATCTCTGACAAATAGAATTGATAGTTAATTCATCTTCACCACCAAGTCCCATTAGACGAGTGTCAATAGACAACTCATTCTTTGAATCTAATGAAAGCTTGACAAGAGGTTCAGGAGCATCTGAGTTAGATAGGTTTCCCAAATAACGCGGTACATAAGGCCTAATGTCTTCCAGAACTTGAGGTCTGGAATATCCAAAAATACGCGCTATATCACCAACCCGTGTAGAAACCATTGAAGTTGCCTTAGCATAAGGTGCTAGCACAGGAATCATCGCAAGAGCATCGGCTGCCTTAGCAATGGCAGAGGCAGGCTTACTAATGAGCCCATTCTGAGTGAACTCATCATTTGATGAAGTGTTATTAGCCTTCATGACTTCCTTCTTCTTACTCTCACCAGCTTGTGGGGTATAAGGCTTTGGAAAGCCAAACTCATCAAGCTCAGACGCATCTACATATCCTTGAGGGACATATGGACTATCAGATGGTGGGCATGGAGGAGCAATTTCACTCTGAGCCTGTGCTGTGGTAGGTACAGACAGAGTAAGGTTCTCTGCCCAACAAAAGATAGTGATGGAAATGGGATCTGTTCCACCATTAGCATGTTGAAGTACATCAAAATCATGAATATCAATCTCACCCATATTAGTATCCCATCCTGCCACAGTGATGTTGAGATAATTTTCAGGCCAAATAAATGGCAAGAGCATCTCACCACCCTGGGAAGTAGTGGGGTCTAATAAAAGATGAGGCTTCTGCGAAGCTTGAATCAAGTCTTGCTCAATGAAGGTTCTATTGACAGTAATTTCATCGTTTACGAGATAAGGATTATAAGTTAAGAGTGCACGACCATAGTAAAAACTATTTCCGTTCACTAACACCTTTATGCGCAAATTACAGCGCAAATTACGATAACGATTAATTTTATCAAGAACATCAGCATTGTTAAAGAACTCCGTCCACGGATTGAAGCGTGGAGCTGACAACGCAACTCCAGGCGTCCATTGATACTCTTTAATCTTAATAGGTCGGCTAAGGAAATCCCCGAGCGCAGCGTCCGAGAACGCGGAAAGCTTGGTAGTTTCATCAGCATTCGCCTTAATATCATACGACCAAGGCGTGTCACCGTCCACAAAGTGAACGTTTTGGGCTGCCGACTCACGGTCGACTTTGGAGACACTAAATCCGGTATCTCCTTCGGAATTATTAATTTGATTTGAAGAATTATAATTAGTAGTAAGCAATTTTATGAACTTAGGATAAGTGCCCTGCTCAGAGCACTTTCTGCATGACATTTGTTTGGTTGACGAGACCTCCTGTGAAAACAGGTATTCCCACAGGGAGAATGTCTACATGTTGCAAGCCTATATTTATGAAAATAACATCAAAAATCTAACAAATATGGTATCCAATACAACAAGACCATTTTAAACTTATACTACGGATGATTCCGGAGTTTGGACGAGTTTAACGTCATCCCAAGACAGAAAGCAATATTTAAGCAGATTCGTATTTCTCCTTAAAAATTGCGAGACGATCATCATAAGTTCTTTCCAACTCATTACACATATGAGTAATACCAGCACGCTCAGCAACACGGGTCATCTGAGCACGGCGCTTCTCATACATGTCACGACCATACTGCCACCATTCACGGAGGGCTCCGTCAATGTTACCAGCAGACTGGTCAAGCGCTGAAACAGACTTAGACTTCAAAACGGTGTGTAGAGACTTAAAAATAGAGGCTTCATCCAACACACCATGAATGTAGCCAGTATCCTCACTAAACAAATTGTGACGCTTCAAAAAATCAGCATCACTATCTGTCATATAAGGAGTAGGCTCTGATTCCTTGTCAGGCATGGTAAAAACCATACCACGTTTGGCAAGGAAATCAGCGTAAGTAATATGATTAAACCAATCACATCCCTTACGAACGGATCCCTTCACATCATCACCATAAGTCATTGCTGCACAATTATGGCGAAAGGGCTCAGGGTTTCCCTCCTCAGCTGGGTACATATGGTAGTATGCACAGCGAAGCAAAAGAGAGTTCACAATACAGTTGATGTAAACCGTGAGATTTTGTCCAGAAGGGTTCGATCCTCTATGAATAAGAATATCACCATTGTAAGCAACGCATGAGAATGCAATCTCAGTGCAAATTCCTCGCATAATCATCACATCATCAGCAGTGTATTGTCCACATTCCTCGCCAATATTGATCAAAATTTTGAACGCAGCAATGATCAACGAAGCAGGCATACGAAGATCATACTTGCTGTAATCTCCAGCAAGAATCCTATCTTCTCCAAATTTACGCATGTGCTTAGCCAAGATGTCCCATTCAGGACCCATGGCATTAACACCTACAGCACACTCGGAGTCAATAGGAAACATAGAAAGAACCCGTGCAATAGGCAAAAAATACATGCGGACGAGCATTTGAAATGCCCAATCAGCAGCCTGGAAAACACGAACTTTCGTCTTGCCGAGTTTAGTAGGTTCATCCTTAACACACGCCTTAAAAATTGCGTAACAACGCTCTCCTTGAAGAAGCATTGCACGCATTTTTTCAAATTCTTCCATGATCTGAGCATCACACTCAGCCGGACAAGCATGTTCAGGATAATCCTCAGGATTCAACAAGTAAATCCATTCACGTTTGCTGCCAGTGAGAGGAAAGCCCTTAGCTGTTCCTTTTTTAAGAGGATCAATAAAACGCTTTCCATCAACGCCACAGAGAGTCTCCATCTCATTAAGAGGCTTCAATTCATCCTTAACCCAATCAATGAGTTCAGGTTTTTGAAGTTTCTCAATCAAGCCGTTCGTGTAATCAGTCACGGCACGATCAATAAGAGTGGGCTCAACACCAGGACCTGGATTTGCCGAATGTTGCAAAGATTCCTGCCACATTTTCCATGAATGGAATGCAGG